CAACCACACCCAGCACGAAAGAAATATCTGCATACCAAAATATGTTTTCTGGAATCTCAAGGATCAAAACATAATAGGTGTAATAATCTTCGATATCCTCAAGTTCAAATTTTGGCGGCTTGATTTTACTTCCTTTCGCACGGGTGGATTGAATAAAAGGTTGACGGAAGCCTACTGCTTTTTTGGCTGTGTAAGTATCTTGATTGCATTTGCAACAGCAACCCTGTCACATCCGCACTTCATGATGAATTCTTCTTCTGTCATGATTTCAGGATCATCCATGTGTGCACAGAAGTATGCCACATACAGAATTGTGACCATTTCAAGTTCATCAACTTTGTTGTTTGCCTGATTGCTCATGCACTTGTGATATTTGTCATACATCCCCCTGTTTTTCGCCTTCAGCTTATACAGGTCGATGAATCGCAGTGACAGTTCGGTAGATGTACCGTCATAAAATTCAAAAGTGTACTTTGTATTCAGTTTATCCGTCATTTTTTTCACCTCTTATAAAAAAATTAGGACACCACAAAAGTGATGCCCTTTGAATTATTCAGCCTTTTTTTCGGCAGCCTTTGCCTTTGCTGCTGGCTTCTTTTCTTCGACTACTTCTTCAACAAAGTCGCCTGTCTTCAGGATTTCGTCATATCTATCCTTTGACACTTTGAAAGTTTCGCCCTTCTTGTGTACCTTTTTTGTAACCTTATCAATGAAGGTTCTTTTTGCTTTTACGATCATTTATAGTTCCCCCTTTACGCAGTTACCGCTACCAGTTCAGGTGTGAATTCTGACATCCACTTTGCCTTCACATTTTCATCCTTCAGTTCTGAAGCAAGTGCTTCATATAAACCGATGCCGTATTCATCAGGTGAAACGGCAACTTCCAGTTCCATTTCAGCAACTTCTTCAGCACCGTTTTCGGTCTTTGTTGCCTTTCCTGTTTCAACAACGCAGTTCGGATATGCCTTGAACTTTTCGTTGTCATCTTCATCGAAAACGTGTTCAGTCATGCAAAATTCGCCATGTGCAGAATCAATGCCGTATGTCTTAACGCCATCAACCATTGCTTCGTTTTCCATGCCGAACAGTGCAACATAGATATCCCAAGGCATATGCAGGGAAAGTTTGATTGAACCTGTTCCATCAGGCTTCACCTTCTTTTTCTTCACAACGCCCCTGCATTTCTTTGTGATCACTCTTGTGTTCATAGCTTCTTCACAAGAACCGATACATTCAGCAGTAAGGCATTCAGATTTGTCCTTGAACTTGAAGCCAACTTCTTTGACTTCATAATCTGAAAAAACAACTCCCATTTTTTCATTTCTCCTTTCGTTTTTAATCATCAAAATCGTTGACCAGTCTTCTGATGCAGCGATCTTTGATTTCTTCAATTTTCGATTCACCACCACGCCTGAAAAATTCCTGATTCCCAACATGGCGGCGTGTGTTTGTACCGTCATCAGGAAAATACAAATAGTGATATGAATTTGTAGTTTTCACAGTGACAGCCAAATTTTCTTTTTTTATAGTTAGCGAATTTGCGTGCTTTGCAGCCTTCTTTTTCCCTTTCCAAGTCTTGCCCGATTCAGGCATCAACAATTTGATTGCATCCTTTATCAGTTCCCCTGCTTCATTGTGCAAGACATCATTGATGGTTTCTTCGGTATTGCCTTGGAAGTTTTTCATGGCTTGCTGCAAGTCATCAAATTGGTCTATGTGAAGGTCAAATCTACTCATGGCATCACGCCTTCTTTCGTGCCTTCACAAATTCGATGGAAAGCATTTCAACCACCGCATCGGTTTTCGGTTTCACCGTGTAGGTGTATTCAGAATCACTTCCTGCAAGTTTCATTCCTGCGATTTCCAGCATTTTTTCAATGACTTGTTCAGCAGTTCCTTCAGGAATCCATTCTTCCCTGACGATATGAACAACATATCCATCGGTGAAACCCGTCTTGTTTGCATTGGATTTCAGAACAGTTCGGTTGAAAACGATATAGTCCCAGATTTCTTCCTTCATTCGCTTATTTACTGCTCCATAGAAGATATTAGGATCAATTTCCTGCAATTTTTCCTTTATTTCATCAAGAATCAATCGTTTTCACCTACCTTTCTGATCTGTTCCATATACAGAAATTGCTCTGTTTTCGACTTATCAATGTATGAAATATCGTACAAATAGCCGTCAATAACGGCTTTGCACTTGTTATCAACCGCCTTGACGAACCTTGTTTTGATCTTCATTGACAGTGAAAAGTCCATTTTTTCAGCAAAATCAAGGTCTTGTTCACGTTTTGACATTTCTTCATAGTCAAGTTTGCCGATATACTCCATGTCATCAAGTGTTGTCGCATTCCTTCTTGCATTGAAGTCAGTCATTCGTTCCTTGTCACGGTAGATGAAAACCACCCCATCGTTGTATTTGCCGAACTTATTCTTCTGCATTTTCTGTTTCCTCATTGCTTTCTTCGTATTTCACCGCCCATTGTGTCCGAACCTGTGCAATGTCTTCTGCGTAATTGTCCCAGAACTCATTCAGGCAGTGATTCCATTCATAAAGGCAATAATTCTTGAACAGCACATTTTCAGGACCTGCAATGCTGAAGTCAAAATTGGCTTCAGAAATCCCCAGCCTGTGTTTCATGGTAGGGATTCCTGAATCAATTATTTCTTCGATGCGGTTGGTTGTGTCATCATCTTCCCATGTGACATTCAGCTTTCGCTTTACCTGTTCAAACAGTGTCAAGTTGTCCATGATTCACAACCCCTTTCAGGCTTATGCAGTCGGAATTGCATCCTTAACTGTGATATAAGCAGGTTCAAGACCGCTGATATCCAGATTCAGGGCAGCAGTGTTGTCGAATGCTCTGCCAGCACCGTACTGCTTAACCTTGAATACTCTCTGATCTTCAAGGAACTTTGCTTCATCGGAATATTCGATCACGCCGTTCTTGCTGCCGCCCATTCCCATGAAGTATTCACCCTTCAGGAACAGAACAGCTTCACCATCATCCAGTTCATTGGAGATGTAAACCTTTGTTGGAATAGGGAATAAATCTCTGACATACTGTCCGTTTGCGTTCAGCACTGTTGTTGCTGGCACAACCTTTGTCAGATAGTCAGTCTGGTTGCAGATCATGCAGACTTCAGTGAACTTTCTTTTCTTGCCAGCTTCAGTCTTTGCCATTTTTGCACACAGTTCGCCGTATTCCTTCGGGCTGAATCCTGTCACTGCGATCTTTTCCTTTGCTGGATAACCAGTTTCGGATGAAAAAGCAACGCCCTTGTGGATATCTCTGATCAGACCGATTGGCTGATTAACGCCAGTACCCTTCACGATACCTTCTTCCAGTCCTGCCAGAATTGCTTCAGCCAGACATGCTCTGATGTAGCCGTCAAGGAATACAGGACCGAGATCAAGCATACCCAGTTCGATGATCGCATAAGCTGACAGCTTGTTCTGGTCAACATCGATAACCTTGAATGCTGAAGTGATTTCCTTGATGATTTCATCAGTGATCTGTCCCCATACAGCCTTCTGTGTTGCATGATCGTTCAGAATCCACTTTGTAATGAAGCCCACATACTGGAATGTGATTGCCTGAAGCAGCGGATGTTCTTCCTGAAGGTCTTTGTAGACATCTTCGATGATGGTTGTTGGCATCAGGTCTTCTTCGTTTTCGCTGCCGATGATTGCTGTGAATGCCTGTTTTGGTTCATTTGACTTCAGGGCTTCGATAACCTTCTGATACCAGTTCTTTTCCTGTGATGTCAGCTGTCTGTACCCTCTCTGTGCCAGAATAGCTGCATCATGTGATTCCTGAAGGTCTATGAAGTCCTGCTTCACCTGTTCAGTGATGGAATCATGGAATTCCAGCCATGCTTCCTGCTGTGCGGTTTCATCGCCGCTTTTCATCGCTTCCACGATCTTCTTGATGTGTTCCTGCTCTTTGTCGAATTTTCTCATTTTTTTCATTCTTCCTTTCTTTACATTTTCAAAAGTGCATTAAAAAAGCCGACCAGTTTCTGGTTGGCGTTTTCGTCATCATTGTTCGGATCATCGTCATCCGAATCATCATCATTATCATCTGGATCATCGCCGTCATCTGGTTCAGGATCGTCATCTGGATCATCACCATCGGCTGAATCATCTGGATCAGGTTCTGGCTGCGGTTCTGGATCATCTTCAGGATCATCGTCATCAGCTTCAGTCGCTTCCTGATACGCCTTGATAATGTCAAACAGCTTCATGAATGCGTTCTGATTTGCCTTGTCCTTTTCGGTTCTGTCAACCACAGTCGCAAATCCATAGGATTCAGCTTCATCAGGCAGAATCCATGTTTCGGCAGCCATCAATTCCTTGATTTCATCTTCTGATAATGAAGAATGTGCCTTGTATGCTTCAACAGATGCCTGTGTGATCTTGTCCAAATCTTCAGCCTGTTTTCTTAATTCTTCCGCATTTCCTGCCGCCCAGCACCATGCGTTGTGGATCATCAGCAGTGATGCTTCGTTCATGACACGTTCATCACCTGCCATGAAGATAACGGAAGCAATCGAACACGCAAAACCATCACAGTATGTTGTGACTTTTGCCTTGTGTCTTCTTAATGCGTTGTAGATTGCAAGACCTTCGGCAACTTCACCGCCGTATGAATTGATATAAACATCAATTTGGTCTACATCACCCAAGGCTTCCAGCTGTTTTGAAAGTGTTGCAGCACTGATGTCTCCCCACGGATTATCTTCCCAAGCCCAGCTTGTGATATCACCATATATATTGATTGTTGCTGCCTGTTCGGTTCTTTCTAATGAAAAATACTTCTTGTTCACTTACTCACCCCCTTTCAATATATTTTCTGCCAGATCATAATTCTTCGTCATGAAGTGGCTTGTGCTGAATTCTGTTCCAAGTTCCTGCATTCCAAGTCTTCTTCGCATATCATCAATAGTGACAGCACCTGATGCAATGGCTTTGTCAACCTTATCTGCCACCTTCAGGATGTCAGCATGATTGATGCAGGAAGTGTCAACTTTGACATAGCTGCCTTTTTTCCATTCATCGAACGAATAATATTTTCGTGTGATTTCCTTTTGAATCATGTCAGCCCACGCATCAATGCAGAATGTCAAGAATACATCTACAATCTGATCCATGTTGGTGATGTTTCCGTACATCATTGACAGCGGAATCTTGAGTGCTTGTGCTGTTGTTTCAAACACTTCTTTACGAACCGCAACGATGTCAGAAGTATCTTTCACCGCTGAATACTTGAATTCTTCAAGCTGTATTCCCTTATACTGTGGAAATACCGCACTTCCTTCATTCTCCGTGAACTTATCCAGCTGCTGTTTCAGGATGCTTTCATATATCTGTTTGAATTTCGCATCACCAGCAGCATATTGTTCAAGAATCAGCTTATACTTTGTGTTGTTAGTCTTTTTATATGCAGCCAGTGCAGTAGTAACGATTTCACCGTATTGTTGATTCAATCCATCAATGAATTTCTTTGCGTGTTCATTTTCAAGCCTGAAATAAAATACTTCCCTTGCTTTGTATTTCGTTTTCGCTTGATAATTCTTGAATGCAACATTGACATAGTTGTTTTCAATCAGCGGATTGTCATCTTCAATGCTGAAATTATCCGCACAAACCAGATTATTCTTGTGCTGCACTACCAACGAATGACCATCATACAAGCACTTATTGACAAACTTATTGATGAATTGGCTGGCATTCTGATTTGGATTCGGTGAAACATTTAACTTATAATACAGTTCGCCTTTGACTTCTTCGCCTTTTTCAAAAGTCTTGAATTCGCACTGACTTAATGCGTTCGCAATGTATGATGTGCCGATATACAGGGCAAGTTCTTTCATTGCGGTTTCAGCCGTCAGCGATTGCAGCAGAACTTCAGTCGGATCAAGTTTCTTTCCAAGAAAATCGAAGAAATTCCATTTTCCCATTCAGCTTCTTTCCCCCTTTCTTATAGAATTATTGGTTCTAATAAAGCAAAATCTTGCTCATCAGGCAGTTCATCTTCAAGTGTCATGGCAGCAACGAACGCCATGAAGCCGTCTGTCTTCCTTGACTTCGGTTCGATCTTGCCATACTTGAAATTGTTGTTCGGTGCTGGTTCAAGTTTGGTGTTGTTCGTAAACCAGCGGAACAGCGGATCATCGCCGACTTTCAGCTTTTGTGAAACGAAAATCGAATTGATTTTCGGCTGCACTCGCATAATGTCAGACGGGCGAACAAGTTTCACCCTTTTGTCAGTAGCTTCATAGTGAATTTCTCGCAGTTCCCTTGACACAAGTGCATACCTATAATCATCAATAGCGATTTTCGCAAGATCGTATTTCATCCGCTGTTGGTCAATCCATGCAACTAAAAGTGATGGATGAATTTCAACATCATCAACTATTGTCAACAGCCCACGTTCAACCATTTGATCAAGTGGTATTTTGATTCTGTATCTATCATTTGATCGGTTGCAGAACCAGCTGTGATGGATGCCGTAATATTTTTCACCTTCTTTGAACAATAAAAAAACCGATGCAAAGTCGGTTGTCTTTGAAAAGTCTATTCCGCACACACAGGTGCAATTTGTCAGGTCAGGAAGTTCACCATTTGTTGCCATGATATTTTCCCAGCTTGCAACTTCAGCTTCCTTCTTGCCCTGCGGTCTGTTCATTCGCTTTGTCATGAATGAAGTGTTTGCGTTTGGATCTTTTAAGTAGTTGATATATTCCTTCCTGATTTCTTTCAGCAAGGTCGGAAGATATGGAAGGGATGGATTCGCCTTAACCCAGTTCGCTTCATCATGAACTTCTTCATCAGCATCA